TGTCCTCATTGTAGTGGTCATAAAGATGTGCCGAATGACGGCTATTTTGAGATGAAGTGGGAGCAAATGTGCTGGACAAAAGGTGTCTATACCGATGTTTATTTAGAATGTCCGATTTGTAAAAGCGAGATATACGAATATCAGAAACCTGAAATGTTGGCAAAAGGAAAATGGATCGCAGAGAACCCAGGACATCGGCGAGCAGGATTTCATTTGTCATCGCTATATAGTCCGTGGGTAAACTGGGAATATTTAGCGTTGAATTATGATAATTCTGTCAAAGTTCCAGAGCTACATCAGGTGTTTGTAAACACGAAACTTGGGCAGGTATATGAGCAGAAGGGGGAAAGCGTAGATAAGGAATTTGTTTCCAAGCGTGCTGTCTTGTATCCTGCTGAAGTTCCGAATCGTGTTCGTTGTTTAGTAATGAGCGTGGATGTCCACAAGACCTGGCTTGAGTGGTTAGTTCAGGGATGGCTTCGTGACCGAGAATGCTATGTAATAGCTCGTGGCAGGATACATGGCAATTCGATAGATTTGACTTCGGACGAGGATAGCTTTCCTTCTGTGTGGACAGAACTAAATAAAATTCGTGAGCGTGAGTGGATACGGGAAGATGGCAGAGTAATGCAGATAGCGGGCGTGTATATAGACAGTGGTGGTTATCAGAGTGCTACGGATACTGTGTATAAATACTGTCGGCGGTGGTCTGCTATCAAACAACGAGTGGTGGCTATCAAAGGTGCCAGCAGTGATAGAAATCCGATATTAACTCCTAAAAAATGGAAAATCGATAAAGGATGTTGGTTCGGATATGTAGGGACATTTGAGGCAAAACGAGTAATATATCAGACACTACAAAACGAGACGCCGGGACCATATTATTATCATTTCCCATCGAATGCCAGTGCAGGCTTTGACGAGACAGCTTATGCTTCTTTGTCGAGCGAGAAATTAGTAACCGAATATGACAAGCGTGGTAAGTCAAAACAATACTGGGTAAAAGACAAAGATGTGCGAAATGAGGTGATAGACTTATTTGTGTATAACCTTTATGGGATTTTGGAGCTTGACCCGAACTGGGATAAGCTTGATGCGAAGTATAATTTAAAGACAGATAGTATGAGAGATTTAGTCAATGTGACAGTGGGTATGACACAATACAAACAGCCCAAAAAACAGCGTTCAGTCACATTTAATCCATTTTAATAAATTGTCGGACAATTGTTTATTTGACTAAATATGCTTTTTTTGAAAAGTGGTAAAAGAGGGGTTTTATGACAACTGACGAGATATTAAAACGAAAGGAAATGTATTTAGAGGCGGAGAAAGCTATTCTGCTGGGTGCCCAGTCTTATGACATAGGTGGTCAGAAGCTTACAAGGGCGAGTTTAGCAGATATTCGGAAGGCAATAGCAGAGCTTGATATACAGCTAAGCGTAAATGGGAACAGAAGGTTTAAGAGGCTTGTTCCTGTGGATGATTAGTTATGAGTAAATTTTTAGATTTTATCAGGGATAAAATAATAGATATTCGTGTGGAAAACGGTCTAACCACCCCGTCCGCTAAAGCGTCCACCCCTCCAAATTGGAGGGGAATTAACGCATTGCATAGCACAGCTTACGCAGGTGCTTCTAATAAAATATCTTTGCAAGATTTCAATCCAGTTTCGGGCGATGCACAAGCGAATATATTACCCGAGATACAGACACTCCGTGATAGAAGTCAGTATTTATATAACAATTCTCCGATAGTTTCAGGGATAGTAAATACTATCGTGAATGGTGTGATAGGCTCTGGGCGGAGGGCGAGACCTTCGATTGACAGAGATGTTTTAGGCTTGACCGAGCAGGAAGCACAGGAGTTTGAAAACAAAGCTTACCACGAAATACGCTATTGGTCAGAGAGCGTAGAAAGTGATTTTTATCGCCAATTAGTATTTTATCAGCAACAGCGTTTGGCACTTACCACACAATTAGTTCGTGGCGATGGTTTTGCTATATTGCGATATGTGGAAAGCCCTTTTACTCCTTATGGTTTGAAAGTTCAAATGATAGAGGCAGACAGGGTTTGCAACTGGAATAAACAAGCAGATGGCTATGTGTTTGCAGGTGGAGAGGAGATAAACGCTGATTTCGTGGTTGGTGAAGGCAAATCACCAATAGCAGTCGGCGATGAAATGGCAGGCGGAATAGTATATGGCAAGACAGGAGTTCGCAAGGGCATCTTTATCCAAACGCCACATCCGTATTCTTATATCATAAATATAAATAACATAGTTGCCAGGTGGGATTATGTGCCGTTCTACGGCGAAAAGACAGGGCGACAGAATGTGCTACATTTGGTGGATATAGCACGAGTAGGACAAACACGAGGCGTTCCTTTTATCTCTACTATAATAGATTTGATAAGGCAAAACGACACATACCGAGATGCAGAGATACAGGCTGCGAAATTAAATGCGTTTTTAGCAGGCGCCATAACAAAGGCACCACCAGAGAGTATCATCGGTGGCTATGCAGGAGACGAGGGAGACCTTTTAGACAATAGACCGAGCATAGATTTAAAGACAGGTGCTTTATTAGATTTGGCACCTTATGAGAACTTCCACACCATAGAGGCAAGCAGACCTTCGTCACAATATGAGACATTTACGATGGCGAATATCAAACAAATGGGAATGAGTAAGGGCTTGCCATTTCAGACATTTTTAAAAGACTATAATTCCAGCTTCACATCAGCCCAAGGTGCAAAGGTGGATGCACAAGAATTATTCAAAATCATAGGCGAGCAATTCGATGAGAATTTTTTACAGCCTATCATAAATTGTCTTTATGAAGAGGCGGTGATTAAAGGCAGGTTAAAAGCAAAGGGCTTTATGAAAGACCCATACATTAAGTCGAAGTATTTAGGCTGTTATTTTGTAGGTCCCACTGGCGGTTTGATAGACAAAATCAAAGAAGCAAATGCGGCTATGCTCCGTGTCAAATACGGTTTTTCGACATATCAGCACGAGGCAAATAAGCTAACTGGATTAGATTTCAAAGACATTTGCAGGCTACAAGCAGAAGAGAGACTAATCGCAGAGAGCTATAATTTGAGCTTTTCAGATGAAAAAAGTGCTATGTTTGACAGCAGCGAACGGGAGCAAAATAACAAAGTAAATAAAGAAACGGGAGTAGATGAGGGGAGCGACAATGACGGAGAATAAGAAACCAAACAGCACCATATACACAAATCGATGGGCATTGAAGCCCGAATATTTAAGGGCATTGCAGGATATAAACGCCAGCTTTGTATCTGTTCAAGAGCGAAAAGCAGTTCAAGAGGAATTGGTGGTCAAAGATGGTGTAGGAATTATAAATGTGACAGGTATCATTACGCCGTATAGTGATTTTTATGACTGGTATTTTGGAGCTACTTCGATAGAGAGTATGCGATACCAGTTTGACCAAGCTCTGTCTGATAGAAGTGTAAAAGGCATAGTTTTTAATTTCCATTCGCCAGGTGGCGATGTAACAGGCGTCCACGAGTTTGCAGAGTATATCAAAGCAAATCGCACAGCAAAACCTATCGTAGCTTATGCTTCTGGATTGTGTGCTTCGGCTGCCTATTGGATAGCGACAGGTTGCCAGGTGGTCTATGCGAGCAAGACAGCGAGTGTAGGTAGCATCGGCGTGGTTGCTTCGTGGATAGACGATAGCAAGCTACTTGATGATATAGGCGTAAAAATATATGAGGTGGTAAATAGTGAGTCACCTGATAAAAGGATAGATTTAAAGACGGACGAAGGGCTTACCAAATTAAAAGAGGAATTAAATGCATTGGCAAAAATCTTTTTTGGTAGTGTGGCTGATAATCGTGGATATAGCATTGCTCATGTCAAAGAGAATTTTGGCAAGGGCGGAGTGCTTCTTGCTGACGAGGGCAAGAAAGTGGGAATGATAGATGGTGTTAGTTCCCTTGATAAGATAATAACAAAACTAAATAAAGGAGGTCGTAGTATTATGGCTGAAAATGTAAAAGCAGAAGACATCGTTGACGACAAAGAGGAAAAGGATAAAGAAACCAAAACCGAAGTGACAGACGATAAGAAGGACGACAAAGAAAAAGAAGGCAAAAAAGCAGTCGATGAAACAGACGACAAGGAAAAGGACAAAGAGAATGACACAGAAGCAAGTATGAATATGTATTTGAAAGGTGTCCAAGACGAGAGAAAACGAATAGAGGGGTTAATGGATATAGCACCTATTCAAGGTATGACAGACATAATAAAGAGGGCGATGTTTGTAGAGCCTGTGACAGCTGGTGATTTAGCGTTAAAACTGCTAAAGGCGGAAAGAGCAGAGCAATCTGATATGCTTGCCAAATACAAAGCTGATGCAGGCAATATACCCGACATTTCTCGGAGTGCAGGCTCTGATGTAAATTCAGACACTATCACACATCAAAAGAATGTAGATATATTTAAGCAAACATTGAAAGGAGAATAAAATGACACAAGAAAGATTTGGAATTGATCATATAGGCGAACAAAGTCATAGTAGTCTATTTGCCAGTGATTTCCCGACAAAACAAGTGCCAGTAGTGGTAAAAGGGGATATGGAGCGTGGCAGTGTGGTTACATGGAATGATGATGGCACTGTAAGTATGGTGGAAACAGGCGACACTGTTTTTGGCGTGCTGATACGAGACAGAAAAGCAGGCGAAACAGGAATGGCGTGGATAACTGGTGATTTTGTTGGTGACCAGCTAAAATTCGGTTCTGGCACCTGGCAAGAATGGGCAAAGGTATTACGAGACAAATATGCACCACTTATATTTTCAGAAGGTGCGACCAATTAGGAGGTAATGATGGAAGGTTATGTAGAAAATATAAATATTAGAAAAATGATGATTGACGGAGTTCAAAACGAACTTCCGCAACACGATTTTTTAGAAAAGACATTTATCTCGGGCAAAAAAATGCACGAGACCACACATGTTGAATGGGATAAAAAGGTTGATGATAGAGCTATTGCAAAATTCGTTAGCAGAGATAGTGACGGTATATTGGTGCAACAAGGCAAGTTTGACACTTATGTCACACAGCCTGCTTATATATTTGAAAAAATGATGTTAACCCCTGAAATGGCGTCCGATAGAGCGTTCTCTGTAAACCAGTATCAGCAAATGTCAAATGACCAAAGAATAGCTATTATGGTTGCAGAGATGTGGAAAACACTTCGCAAAAGAGCAGCTCGCAAAAGAGAGCAAATGGTGGCAGAAGCTATATATACTGGTAAAGTGCAAGCTGTCGGCGTGGGTGTAAATGGTGTGGTTGATTTCAATTACACAGCAGACAACTTTATCACACTATCAGGGACAGGGGCTTGGGACGGAACAGATAGTGACCCATTTAAAGATTTAGACAAATGGTGTCTTGCTCGCCAAAAGAAGTGCGGAAAATACCCGAATAAGATTATAGTTTCGCACGATGTTGCCCATGTATTTTTAGACCATCCAAAAGTAGTGGAATATATGGAGAGAAATCGTCAAGATGTAGTCGATTTAGAACCCGAACTACTGTCCAACGGCGTTTCTCGTGTGGGCAAGTTCCGCCTTTATACAGGAACAGTAACTATCTACATTTACAACGAATGGTATGACCACCCTGATACAGGCGTGCTGACACCTATGGTGCCAAATGGAACTGTGCTTTTAGGTTATAGTGGCAACGATGCACAAAACGAATTGCACTACGGCTTTATAAACAATTTCAAGGCAAACCTTCGTGCTATGCCTGAGTTCCCAAATGCGTGGATATCCGAAGATGGCAGAAAACAGTTTATAACACTTGAATCAGCTTCAATGGTTGCACTTCGCAGACCAGAACTTTTCACAATAGCACATGTATTAAACAATCCGTTTGATGTGTAAAGAAGGGCTTATGATAGTCGTGCAACTTTTACGACCTATAATCCATGACGGGAAAACACTAAAAATAGGGCAGATTTTGGAGCTTGAAAATCAGCAAGGCAAAAGGCTGATAAATATCGGCTCTGCTATGCTTTTGGAGACAGGCGAGGAGAGTGATTATGCAGAAGAAAAACCTTCTGCTGTTCAAAGCCCTCGCTATGGCGAAGTTGACCCAAGTGAAAATAAAGACGAGCTGATAGCTAAAGCAAGCAAAATGACTAATGACCAGCTCCGAAGTGAGCTGTCAGGGTTAGGTGTTCCTTATAAACCAGCAGACAATAAAGCTACTCTTTTAGCACTATATACGCGTGCTATTATGGAGGATTAGTGGCAAATTTCAAAGAGCAAGTGAAAAAAGACATAGAAAATGTTTTCCAAAACTTTCAGGAGTTTGGGATGACTTGCTCTTGGAATGGGCAAGAGCTGAAATATAATCCTGATGTGCGAGATATAAAGCAAGAATATGAGGCTCAAGGCGTAAATAATGACAGGTTAACTATCATTATAAATGCTGACGACCTTATTCCACGACCAGTAGTCGCAGAACGGGTAATATTTGATGATGATTACTGGTATGTGGTGGATGTGAAGCCAAAACTTCCATTTTTAGCAATATCAATAGAACGGAGTGTGTGATGATAGGAATGTCAATGGCACTGCTAAAAAATGACAAGATACAGGAGTTTTTGAAAAAATGTCCCGAGCGTTTCAACGGAGTGCTTCAAGTGTCATTAAATAAGGCAAGTTCTTCCATCAGGACTTATATCCAAAAAGACCTGATAAAGCTTTGGAATATTCCCAAAGAGGAAGTGGCAGATTTCAAACTGAAATATGCAAATCTCGAAGTCGGCGTTATGAATGCATCGGCAGAGCTTCG